CTCAATAGCAAGAAGGCGAGTATTAAGATTTTCCTTCATTTCCTTCATAATCTCGTTCTTCATTTGCGTCACTGTTCCTTGTGTTTGTCCATCGGCAGAATACTCCGGAACATACGTGGTCGTATTCGTAGCCATGAAGAATTCGTGCGTGAAGATGCTACTTTCACACTTGGCAAATCCTTCTTTCATGTACGTCTTTTTGATTGCGTCCTTCGTTTCCTTCGTCTTCGTGTAGAAGAATTCATTCGCAATGAAACAACGTTCCAGAGCAGATTGCATTTCGCGATTGCTTCCGAGCAAATTGATGTTGATAACGTTACAACCCAGAGCAGCAATTCTACGAGAAAGCAAGTTCATAGAAATATGTTGCGTATGCGAAGACAAGTTATTTTTCTGGTTTTCATCGAATTTGTATTCGTAAATCTTCTTCGTCTGAAGATCGTTAAAGATCACTTTGGTTCGCGTACTCTGTTTGTTATAACCGCTGTAGCTATTAAAGTTATTGTATCCTTTGCAAAGAATAGGTTGACGCGAAACAGCAGAGCGATTGCTGTTGCCGTATTGTTGCGCGACCATATCGTAGTATTCGCCGATGTATCCGCCCATTCCATCAGTAAGGTTGAAGAAGTGAACGATTTGCGCGCCACTCTTTTCCTTGAACTTCTTGATCAGATTCGGCATGACATACATCGCCTCAATCAGAGGCGTTCCCGAAAGTCCAAACTCGGGAATGTCCTCAAGAGGCATGCTTCTGCCAGCATCATCTTTCAGATACATTTTCTTCTTGGTGCCACCAGTGACACCACAAGAATAAGAAAGCAAATAACCAACAAGTTGGCGATACTTACGATCCTTAATCGAACTATCAATCAGGCGAATCATCGCAAAACGGCTGATTCCATGCAGAACGATATCGTTCACGTTTTCTTTGATGGTAAGAGCCTTGTTTTTGTGATGCACGTAACTAATAGCAGATTGATTGTCAACAAATCCGTAAACTTCGAACGGGATATTCAAACGATGGCAGAATTCCACAAGAATCAAAAGTTGAATCATAGTCTTGTGAAAGACACTACTCATCGAGCCAGACATATCAAGCAGCATAACGAAGGCGTGGCACTTACCTTCCTGCACTTGATCAACGCGGCGGAAGATATCTTCGTTGAATTTGTAAGAGTGAATCTTAGACAAATTCAAGTCTCCCATGCGAGTCGTGGTCGTTCTCTTGTGTTCGTCGGCAGCTTTACGAAGATCAAATTCCTTAATCAGGTAGTTGACAGAATGCAGATATTTCTGACGGAAATGCGTGTAAATTTCCAGTGCCTTTTCCTTTGCAGCAGCCGCAGGCATGCCGCCATAGCCAGGGTGCAGCATGAATTTTTCAAACAATTCGAAGACTTCCTGCGAGGAAATGACCACCTTCTTTTCATCAACAATCGGAAGATTGCAAATAATCACGTCTTGAAAGTTATTGACAGAAGTCAAATCTTCCATGGCTTGGTGGTATGCACGATCAGAGGCGTTAGCTCCGGGGCAATGTTTCTGAAATTCTTCGTCAGAAACAGGGCTATCCTTCAGATTCCGACCAAAGCCGTTAGAAGGCGAACCACCATCTTGATTGCTATTTTCTGACTCGTTTTCAGAATCGGAATCACCACTTTCGTCACCAGAGCCCGAAGAATTGCTCTCATCTTCGGATTCGGTATCACCCTCTCCATCTTGCGATCCAGATTTGCCTTCTTCATCGCCGCTACCATCATCACCGGAACCATCTCCAGTATCAGATTCTTCGTCAGCGTCAGAAGCCTCTTTCTTCGAAGATTGACCTTTCCCTTTTCCGTCTTTCTTTCCATTCTTTCCTTTTTTGCCGGAGGAAGAACCTTCTTCCCCATCATCGCCTTCAGAGTCGCTGTCAGAATCACCTTCGCCATCCGAACTATCGGAAGACGGAGATTTCTGTCCTTTTCCTTTTTGTCCTTTGCCCTTCTGTTGTTTGTTTTTGCCTTTTTCCTTGCCTTCGCCTTCACCATCTTGTTCTTGTTGTTTCTTTTGCTTTTGATATTGCGCCTTGTCATACTCCATGATTTCTTTCGCAAGCGCGCGAACTTCATCAAAAGTCTCAGCAAGAGAGACACGTTTCAGAATATCAAGTTCTTTGTCGTTCTTGAACGGAACATTCAGGTGACCCCAACGACCAAGCTTGAAATACAGATTGATTCGGTCGCCAAGGAAACGATCCTCAAGATTTTGTTTATCAAGCGGAAGTTCGCCCTTCAAGACGAAGAAGTTGCGATCCATGAGCGACTTGTACGCTTCAGTGAACGCATTCTTCAGACCCGGATAACGACGAAGTTGAAGTTTCTCGATACGAGCATCTTCAACAATGTTCAGATATTGACGGATCAAACCTTTATATACTTTGTTGTTTTCGTGGAATCCATCAAGCGGAGTTTCGAGCGCATGACCAGTTTCGTGAGCCACAAGCATGTCGTACATGTTGAGGTCAACGTTCTTCCAGTACGGAAGATACATCGTGCGCGTGGTCGTATCGAACATAGCAGTTTTGACGTTGCTATGAACGACAGAAATGTTTTCTCTCGCAAAGAGTTTTGCGAGCATCGTCTTTTCGACGGGGATTTCGTTAAGAGTGTGTTTTTGATCAGCCATTGATTTCACGCTGGATTGATAATTGATTTACAACGACATTATACAGGAGTCTAACCAGAAACGCAAGCCCCACGTAAATGTTTGATTTTACTGCGTATTTTTGTCATTCATGACTTTGACAAACAGAAGATTTACCGCATCTCTGCCGCATTGAGCAATCGCATCCCTCATCGTAATTTCGAGATGCCAGAGGGTTAGTTCCTTTTGTTCTTCTTCTGTTAACCGTTCGGCTTGTTCATCTAGACCTTGTTGATGCGCTAGCGCGGCATCTTCGATATCTTGTTGATCGAGAATGCGCTGGATTTCTTGTTCCTCATTCAGTTCCGCTTCAGTCCACATAAATACCTCCACATTGCAATTATCCCGACATTATATAGGAGTTTACCGCAAATGTCAATAAACTGGTAGATGTGCAATCAAGTTATTGACACCTAAGGGTTTTTCATGTACTATTGACAGACACATCTAAACTATGGAAGAACTATGTCTAAAACATTTGAAAGCGACGAGCAACTTCTAGAAAACATTCTGAGTGATTGGGAGAAAGATTCTGTTTTCGACACAACAATGCCGAATGACAACATAAAAAAGAATCAGGACAACCACACTAAGTATCTCAAAATTCTCGCAAGAAATAAGGTAAACTTGATTCGTGCAGAAGACGAATATAAGGATATGCGTGGCAAAAGAATTGCTTATTATGAAGGAACATTAACAAAAGCCGAATTAGACAAATTGGGTTGGACACCTTACTTGGGTAAGGCACCAAGAATCAGCGCACAACGGGAAGATATGTTAGCAACTGATCCTTTGTTAATGGAAATCCAGAAACGAAAGAAAATCTACGAAACGATAATAGAAGTGTGTGAATATATCATGAAAGAAATTAATTCACGACACTTCTCAGTAAAAGCCTACATCGATTGGGAAGTCAGGATTAGATCAGCGTGATATTGAAAATACACAAAAAAGACGAAGTTCACCTAATAATCGAATGCGAAGATAGTGTTGCAAAAGAACTATCTTCTTTCTTTACATTCAAAGTTCCGGGTGCAGAATTCTCTCCACAATACAGGAAAAAGTATTGGGATGGATTGATTCGTCTTTTTGATTTGCGAACACATCAAATCTACGTGGGTTTATTGCCATACATAAAAGCATTCGCGGACGAGCGCAAGTATAAATGTGAGTACGATCCGAACATAGAAATAAAGGCTGAGTTGTCTGCTCTAGAAGCAAAACAGTATATTGATTCGCTGCATATTCATTCTGGCGGAACAAAATTAGAGGTTCGTGATTATCAGTACGGATCATTCATGTTTGGCATTCGTGATAAACGAATGTTGCTATTGTCACCAACAGCGTCGGGGAAATCTCTGATCCTTTATTGCCTATTTAGATATTTGACTGAAGAAATGGGTTTCAAAAAGGGTTTGCTAGTGGTCCCAACAATATCACTGGTAGAACAAATGTACACAGATTTTCAGGATTATTCTACCGGAAATGGCTATGATGTATCGAAGACATGCCATAGAGTCTATCAGGGCAAACCTAAGGACGATCAGAGCAAGAAACTGATTATTTCGACATGGCAATCTCTAACGTCCGGCAAGAATCCTCCAGAGAAAGAATACTTCGAACAATTTGATTTTGTATTGGGTGACGAAGCTCATATATTTCAAGCAAAGAGCCTCACCCACATCATGACAAAAACTAAGAATGCATCCTATAGAATAGGATGTACGGGCACATTAAATGGAACTGCAACGCATAAATTGATCCTAGAAGGATTATTTGGCACAGTAAGAAATCTAGTTACGACGAAAAAACTAATGGATCGTGGTTTGATTGCTGATTTGACAATCAAATGCCTGTTTTTGACATATCCGTTGGAAACATCAAGGATGGTTCTGGATTCAAAATATGATGATGAATTCGAGTTTATCATTGCCCATAAGGCTAGAAACAGATTCATTAAGAATTTAGCTCTATCTCTTAAGGGAAATACATTGTTGCTGTTTGAATACGTAGAAAAACACGGCAACATTCTAAAGGAAATAATAGAAGAAGCACTAAAAGCAACACCTGAAAGAAAGTGTTTTTATGTCTACGGTGGCACCGAAGTAGAACAACGAGAAAGTATAAGAGCCATTGTCGATAAGGAAAAGGATGCAATCATAGTTGCATCATATGGAACATTCCAAATGGGGATAAATATCAGACACATCCACAACATCATATTAACATCACCCACTAAATCCAGAATCAGAGTTTTGCAATCAATCGGTCGTGGTTTGAGATTGGGTGAATTTAAGAACCACTGTACATTATTTGATCTGATTGATGATTTTTCGGTTGGGTCTGCCACAAATACAACGTTAGATCATTTTCAAGAACGATTTTCATTTTATATAGGTGAGAAGTTTGATTATAAATTCTACAACATTCAAATCAAGGGAGAGTCATATTAACCATGGATGAACAATTAAACCCAGTAGAGGTATCAGAACTACCAAAAATCAAGTTGATCAAGTTGGTTAATGGAGAATCTATTGTTGCAATGGTGGAATTAGGGAAGGGAGATTTTGAATCAGAGGTTACATTATACAATCCGTTCAAGATTGTTTATGGAGACCTTCAAGGATCACCAATGAAAGGTGTTAAAGTGCCATTTATGATTGAAGAATGGTTGCCATCTTCTATTGTTCAAGAACAAATGTGCGTCATTCTTCAGGATGACATTTTGACAATGGTAGACGTAAATGAAGGATTTCTGCGATCATACACAACTTCTGTTCTGAAGAAAGTTGGTATAGAAGAATTGATTAGAAAAGGTGAGTTGTTTGAAGGTGATAAAACCTTCAATGATATGCGAGAAACTGAGGAAGAAGAAGACGAGAGGAATGCAGAAGAATTTGGAGAACAACTAGCGGGGAAACTATCTAACTTCCGTAAGAAGTTTAACTAATATTTAGTAGACTCAAGGTAGGTTTTATTAACCTTTATCCAGGCACACAGAGATTTTATCGAAAGTCAAGACAAATGTCAGGCAAATGTGAAAGGGGCAAAATGAGTAGCAACAAGACAGGCAAACCCAAGGTGAACTATATTGATAACAAAGAATTCTTGAGGCAACTTTTGGATTACTTTGCAAAGTGCGACGAAGCTAAAAAGAATGACAAACCAGACCCGCCGATTCCAAGATATATCGGTGATTGTTTTCTAAAGATTGCCACAAACTTAAGCCGTGCGCCGAACTTTGCCCAATATAGCTACAAAGACGAAATGATCATGGATGGGGTAGAGAATGCATTGATGTATTTCAGAAACTTTGATCCAAAGAAATCAGAGAATCCATTTTCTTACTTCACTCAGATCGTATGGTATGCATTCGTGCGAAGAATAGAAAAGGAAAAGAAACAGTCATATATCAAATACAAGCTGACAGAACAACATGGCATAATGGAACATGAGATTCAGGAAGACAGAAACGAAGAAGGCAAAATGATGCCACAAGATGGTCTGTATGACAATATGGCAGAATACATTCATAATTTCGAAGAAAAAGTGGAAGAAAAACGAAACAAGCGCCGTAAAAAGAAAGCTGAACCACAAGAAGAATTGCCTGACAATGATATGGAATAGGAAGATAATATCATGCTATTGAATGTAAAACCGTTCATGCAACCAAATCCCCACAAAAATCCGGGTGGTGATTGTTTTGCCTGTTCCTTAAAAGTTGTAGTGGATTACCTCTACCCAGAAAAACCACTCAGTTTCGATGATGCATTTTCTTGTTTCGAAGATGAAACTGGCGGTTGTGGGATAGTCGATTGCGGTCGGAAAGGTAAAGGTAATAAATTTTTGTCGAATCATTGGTCAGGCTTTTATAGAGCATTACAAAATCTTCACGATCTTGACTATCGGTTGGATTGGGAAATTGATGTGATTCACCCAGAAGTAGATAAAGATAGGTGGTCATATTCTTTTGGTTGGCAGGTAAATGAAATGGAATGGCATCGTAGAGTTGACAACTGGTTAAGAGCCGGATGGATAATAGTGATAGAAATGTCATACGAGTCGATAGTAAATCTTCAACCAGAACGAAAAAATAAATATTTCGGAACAGATCATTTTGCAGTCGTAGATGGTCAACGAGAATTCTGGAAAGAACATCCTAGAAAAGAAGATGGTGCCTATACAGGTGCAAGTGGAAAACATGAAACGCATGTTGTTTGTTCAGGTAAAGGTCCATATTGGATAGATACTGGTGATTTACATCATTACCATGGAGTTAACGGCTTCTACGCAATCAGACGTGCAGTAGAAAGAATACATAGAGATTATAGCTGGAATACTGATCCAGATAACCAAGCGAAGATAATAGATTAAATTATGAAAATTGCCTTTCTAAACGATAATCACCAAGGCGCAAGACAGGAATCCCTTCACTTCAATTCATACTTCCTCAGATTTTTTGAGGAAGTTTTTTTTCCATACTGCGAAAAGAACAACATTGACCATGTGTTTCAATTAGGAGATTTCGTAGACCGTCGTAAATTCATGAACTACGTCATTGCACATTCATGGCGCAAGAAAGTTTTGGACAGATTTATTAACGTCGAATTCTTAGTGGGCAATCATGATGTTCCATACAGAAACACAAACACACCTAATGCAATCTCAGAACTAATCGAAGGCAGATACAATTTTCCGGTCTATACAAGCCCAATTGAAAAACAATATGATGGCTTGCTAATAGGCATTGTTCCGTGGATTAACTCTGGAAATTATCAGGAATGCGTTGACTTCCTTACAAACACGAAAGCAAAGGTTATATTCGGTCACTTCGAGATTTCTGGTTTCGAGATGGATCGTGGAAATGTCTGCTACACAGGTCTTGATCGCAAGTTATTTGAGAGATTCGACAAAGTAATCTCCGGCCACTTCCATACAAAATCCACTGACGGATCAATCTTTTATCTCGGAACTCAGTATGAAATCACATGGGCGGATTATAATGACCAAAAGGGCTTTCACGTCTTTGACACTGGCAGCCTTGAATTGGAATTCATTCCGAATCCATTGAAGATGTTTCATAAGGTTTGGTACGATGACACTACACAAGATTTGAATTGGTGGAGAGGTCAGAATCTAGCTCAATACAAAGATTCTTACTTGAAAGTCATTGTCACGAACAAGAACAATCCGTTCCTGTTTGATAGAGTGATTGACATGATTCATCGTGAGAACCCTGTAGAGATTATCATCTCTGAGGATTATGGCAATATTTACGAAGCCTCCGAAGAATTAGTCAATGAGGCTGAAGATACCCAAACGATTATATCTAAGTATATTGATGGATTAACGCTTCCAGAACATATTCTACCGGAACACATCAAGAAAATCTCCAGAGAATTATACACAGAAGCTTTGGGGCTTGAATTAACATGATGATGAAGAAATGTTGTGGTTGTAAGAAAAGGTTGAAATTAGATAAATTTTGGCGCCATAGCCAAAATCCCAATGGGGATTGGAAATATCAAACGAAATGTATTTCGTGCATGAAAGCTTATGCTAAAAATCTACCAAAGGGAACAATTAAAAAACGTAAGGCATTACAAGATTTAAAATTTATAGGCTTAACGGAAAACGACTATCTTTCTATGTATGAAAGCCAGAATGGATGTTGTTATATTTGCCATAAAACAATCGCAAATAAGTTTTACAGTAAAAAAGAAGATGGTGGCTATTCTCATATTGATCACGACCATAAAACAAACAAAATTAGAAAATTGTTGTGTTCTAATTGCAATACAGCCTTAGGACTTTTAAAGGATGATATTAATTTGTTTTATAAGTGTATAGATTATTTAAAAGAGCATCAACAACAATGATCAAATTTACTACAATCAGATGGAAGAATTTCCTGAGCACAGGATCAGCCTTCACTGAGATTAAACTAGACAAAACAGACAACACGCTAATCATAGGTGAGAACGGTGCTGGCAAGTCTACAATCTTGGATGCATTGTGCTATAACCTATTTGGCAAGCCATTCAGAAACATCAATCTTCCGACATTGGTCAATTCGATCAATGGATCGGATTTAGTAACTGAATCGGAGTTTGTCATCGGAACAAACAAATACAAAGTCATTCGTGGAATGAAGCCTGCTTTGTTTGAAATCTACAAGGATGGCAAGTTAATAGATCAGCCGGGCAAGATTGACTATCAGGAATATCTTGAGACATTCATTCTTCGCTGGAATAGAAAGACGTTCACGCAGGTTGTTGTTTTGGGCAATGCAAACTTTACACCATTCATGCAATTGAAGGCCGCTGATCGCAGAGCAATCATCGAGGATATTTTGGACATTCAGATATTCTCCACAATGAATAAGCTACTGAAATCTAGAATTGATGGAGTCGATCAAAAGATCGTTGAAAACAAGCATGAAGAACAATTGGTGAAAAAGGAATCTGATATCAAAGAAAAGCATCTAGCAGAACTTCAGAAAAACAAACAAAAGGAAATAGATGACATTGAAGAAAAGATCGAAGACACCAACGAACGGATCAAAAAATTACAAAAACTGGTCAAGATACAAGAATTAAAGGTAAAGAGTATGTTGGGGTCAGAAGACCTACAAGCCAAGCAAGGTTACGCGGACAAATTGAAAAAGTCCGAGGGATTTTTAGTTGGAATTGAATCAAACCTAAATAAGGCTAATACAGATATCAATTTCTGGATTTCCACCGAGACATGTCCTACATGCGATGCTAGCATCACTGAGGAAAAGAAACAGAAGAAACTAGATTATTTCGAACGTCGCCAGCAACAATATAAAAATGGTCTTAAAATGCTGGAAGACAAGATGAAGATGTTGCAAGTTAGCATCAAAGCAATCGAACAAAAAGAACGAGAGATTGCGGCATTGAATTCATCAAATTCATTGATGTTATCTGAGGTCGGAGTCCTGACCAAAGTCTTGCTTGATTATGAGAAAAAGAAGAATCAGCTAACAAAGGCAAAAGGTGATCTAGATGCTATCTCAACCGAATTAGCTGATCTACAGGAGAAATTAGTCCTGTTGGAAGAATCTAGGGAAGAATTGCTAAACTCAAAAGCACACTATGATATCGTTGGTCAATTACTAAAAGACAACGGAATCAAGTCTAGAATCATTAAACAATATCTACCGATCATCAATAAATTGGTGAATAAGTATCTTGCAGAACAAGACTTCTTTGTTAATTTTGAACTAGATGAAACATTCAAGGAAGTTATTAAATCTCGTTATAGGGATGAATTTTCCTACGAGAATTTTTCTGAGGGAGAGAAGCAGAAAATCGACATGAGTTTAATGCTCACATGGCGCGAAATCGCTAAATTGAAAAATAGCGTAGCGACCAACATACTGATACTCGATGAAATCTTCGATTCCTCTTTGGATGCACAGGGCGTAGAATATCTAACGAAACTTCTACACTCATTGGAGAAATGCAATTTGTTTGTGATATCGCATAGAGGTGATATCTTGCAGGACAAATTCAAGTCAGTAGTAAAATTTGAGCGCGTTGGTAACTATTCGAGGATTATATAAATGCAAACACCAGCAAATCAACAATCAGCAGTTCTAACACCCGAAGTAGAAGAAGATGAATTAGTCTTTACACCTTCGGCTGTAACCGAGGTCAAACCAAAACCAAAACTTTCATTGGTAGCAGATTTTCATCCTGTCTTGAAAGAAGTCTTGCCAGAATATGATTTCGGTTGTGAGTCATACGAAGATAGAAAAGCCTTTGCAGATGCAATGACAGATACAATGCGCGGAACAGGTGGTGTTGGTCTATCTGCATGTCAAGTTGGTTATAAGACAAGAATGTTTGTCATGGATAGAATCGATGTTGCAGCAGCAAAGAGAACAGAAACGTTGGTTTGCTACAACCCGAAGATCATTGAAGCTTCCGATGAAGTAACTGCAAAACGTGAGGGATGTTTATCCTTCCCGGGTCTTGCACTTCAGATCAAACGACCAAAATCAGTCAAGGTTCAATTCTATGATGAAGAAGAAAACGAAATCGTCCTAGAATTGACAGACATGGATGCCAAGGTTTTCCAGCACGAACTAGATCACTTGAATGGAATTCTATTCACAACGAAAGTCAAACGCGAAGTCTTGGATTGGGAACGTGGCAAACAAAGGAAGTTGTTGAAAAAATACAAGAAATTCTACAACGTCTTTGCCGGAAAATAACTAGAGTTTTCTTGCGATAAAACCTTTGTGTTGTTTTTGAATCCCTCTAGCAACAGCACATAAGGTTTGCGGAGTTAAATTATGTTTTCTGCAAAAATCTTTAATGGGGCATACAATTTCTTTATGACCATCAGGAAATGTGATTTCATATTTTTTGGTATTGTGGTGTTTATTATTCAATTTCTTTAAATGATTTTGTAATTTCTTTCGGTGTTGTTTAGATTTTTTCTTACCCGTTAAGCCATGAGAAATCCTCATTTTTGTTTCCGAAGTTGCTTGATAACTTATCCCACCAAAAGTTGCATTATAACCAAACTTTGCCAGATGTGATTGATACTCTGTGATATAATACTTTTCTTTGGCGCAAGCTTCTTCTAAGGTTGATGCCTCTTCTAAAATTTCTGGTATGAAATGATCTATACCATGTTTTCGCATAGCACGATAGATTGGATAATCATATTTGTTTTGTTGGCTACAGGCTAATTTGTGTTGTTTAAACCTAACAACCAGTGGTTGTTTTGTTATGCCTATATAAACTTTGCCATTTATAGTATTTGTTATCTTGTATATAATCATATGGAGTATTTATATGGGACGTTTTTTCTACGAGCGAAATGATCGCTTCCTAAACAACTTCGAGACTAATGTTTTCTTCGAGGAAGTTCTTGCAATGTCGGACTCTGAATTTAGAGTCTGGCTCAGGAAGACTATTGATCTTCTGTTGGAG